CCTTTATACCTACTGAATGATGAGTGATTGGGAAAAGATAATGTATTCCATAGCGAATACAATCGCCCAATCCATCTATGTGAGCATACTTTTGCTCGGTGTATTTTACTAACTTCTTGCGTGTACCATCTTCGTAATGATATGTTTGCAATGCTTCTAATAAAAATCTGTCGTCTGGCTTAACTATCAATCCACCACGATTGATAAACGCATTACTTGTATTGTCTGTATCAGCAATCAATGGATTACTCTTACGATTGTTAACAATTGTAAAGCCATACTTTTCTAATATGATTCTGTCTGTTACGCCGAATGGACTTGTGGTATCTCTATTGACTTGTGTACCTGACATATCAATAATACTGTTAATTCTACGTTTTGGGAAGTCTAAGCGTATTGCTTCTGCTAATCCTTCAGTACTACAATCATTGATAGCGTAACTCTTTAATATCTCTATCGTACCGTTAGTCTCGCCGGGCTTTGTTACTTGTGCTACTGTCGCACACATTACACGCTTGTTGAAGTCGTGGAATGTATATAAATCAGTACCTCTATCTACAATCTCTTTTGTGTACTTGTTCTTGTCCCAACTGTAATAGAACATGTCTGCTACGCTTTCCCATTGGCACATGTAATCTTGGTTAAACTTTAATGGGCTGATGATACGCTTTTGTTCTTCTATGAAGTCTTTGTTACCACTACGCATTTGCATATAGTTGTAATGACGTACAACATACTTGTCTTTATTCTGTAACGCAAGCTGAAACAAATCATGCAATGGTCCCGTACCATTAGGTGTGCTAATCACAATCAATCTACCAGCTGTATCAGGCTGTCCAACACGTGGGCGTAAGCGATTGGTAATCTCTTGTAGTGTGTCTTGGGTGTATAGTGCGGCTTCGTCAGCTACCCAAACACCTACGTTTAAGCCTCGTAGATTTTCACGCTGTTCTGCACTTTTACAGCGAATGAATACACCATTAGGAAACTTAATTGTTAGTTCACTGTTGTTAATGTCTTTACCATCAACTAATCCAAAATGATTGATACAACTTTGTTTCAATGGTTCCCAAATCAAAGACTTAATCATAGCACCTGTTGGAGCACTGTAGATTATATCTTTGCCCTTATGATAGCGAGGGTCATTTGCGAACAGCGGTAATGCAATAGCCGCTAAGAATGTTTTACCACTACCAACAGGAACAATGTCTACGCAGTGTTTATTAGTAGTGAGCCAGTCCGCAAGGATAGTTTTTTGCTCACCAAATAAGGGCACCTCAATGTTTCTTACATTCTCTCCCACGTATATCCTCCGTGCGAATTGAGTTTACCATTGAGGCATTTATAAATTGATTGATGCAAAAAGCCTGCTCCAATCATTTCATTTTTACCAGTTAACGTTATTTGTTTACCTGTAGTTTTACAAGTGCCTTTAACGCTTCCCTTAAACTGATTATTTCCTAATCCTGATATCTTTGTTTTCCATTCAGGATTTTGTCTGGCAGCTCTAATAGCAGGTAACCATATATCAATATTGCGATGTGATACAGCAAATTGACTATTCTCTCTGTTAGTAACAATAGAAACATTATCAATACTATATGGTCCCACGTCATTGTGTCTTGCCATACAATATTCATCACTGGCTCTACCGCGTATTTTACCACTATTATCCCACATAGTTTTCCATTCTATGTAAGTAAATAAAAACTCTACGCCGCGGCGCTTTGCTCTATTTTTATGTGCTTGATAATCTTTTAATGTATTCATTTCGTAGATATACTTGATGGCACAATGTTCTGCCAATCACCTAACTCAATACCAGGAAACGTGAAGTTATTATGTAGTGACTGACCCAATGTAGTGTGGTCAATCTCTTGCTTATCTGCTACAACCTTATTCAATATCATACTCTGATACTTTTGTAATAGATGCTTGTCATCACCCATTCTTGCGTTGTGGTAATCTTCTGCAAATCCTTCAGCAAAAGGTTTATCTTTATCCTCAATGGCAGCTAAGATAGTTTGCGCTGAAAGCTTTTGCGTACTACCTTTTCTACGTCCACCACCTACTCTGGCACCACCACGTTTCTTTACGGGTATTACGGATTCACCTGTATTAATTTCTTTCATTTAATCTTTCCTCTAATAGTTTAGCTACTTCACGATGACGATGAAATCTTGGCATCATGTTGTTAATTTCTTGTAGCTCTAATACTTCTGCGATAGTACCTTTATTAATGATATTCTCAATATGCTTAAATCTACTATCACAGTAGCAATGTCCTATAAATTCACGCGGACTCATTCTTAGGTTTTCTTTTTACTACACGTTTTGGTTTAATTTCTTCAACCACTTCTACTGTTTTTGGTGTAGGTATTAATACTTCTCCAACGGGCTTGCGTTCAAATGCAAGCTTAATCTTATCCCAAATATTCTTAATCATATATAAACCTTTACGTAATCTTCTTCATTGTCGGTCTCATCTAGTCCATCCCAGAAAGATCCATCATCTTTTTTCTTAAACTTTAGTGTACCAAACACGCTAAGGAACTTTTGATTCTTTGCTCCCCATTGTTGCGTCATCTCTAAAAATCTATCACGTCCTAACATAATCTGTAATTGTGTTTTGCAATCTTCTGGACTTGGATTGATATCCCATTTAGTATCTTTCAATGTGTGCATATACGCTATGCAACTATCAATCTCCATCTCAGTCATAAAAGGTGATAACTCAGTTACCATCTTATCAAAATTCTTTATGTGCCCAACATAGTCAGGCTTGTCAATTAATCCTAAGAATTCACTCATATTAATGCACCTGTGATGTTGATGCGTCTAAACTAACGACACCAGCTCCAACGTTGAGTGGAACGATACCATTGAGTTCTTCACGCTTATCTTTTAACCATTGTTCTGTTTGCAATGCACCCATAAATTCATATACTGTTTTAAGACCTAGGATCTTTAACTCAAAGATTTTTTTGTTGTCATTGTCTAATTCGTCAATGTCAATGTCCATCATATGCTCAATTGAGTTTTTGATATCGCCCATCAATAAGCCCACTGACACATAAACTTGGTCATCACTGCCCTTAAACAGTTTGTATTTGTATTCTAATTGTTCACTCATATATTTCCTTAAATTGTTCTGAGGTTATTTCACTGTAATTACTATATGGCATATCAAAACTTTTGTTATTGCCATTTACTCTTACAATCTTTTTATTTGGATATTCTTTTAATATCTTGTTTAATCGTTGACGCCACTTATCTGTTTGCATACTAGCCGCTGGGAAGATATGACTTCTTGGATATTGCTTAGTACCGGCGTATACATTAGGTAAGCTACCACCACCGTTATTGTAATCAAATCCTACAATATATATTGTTTCGTTATCATGTTGTAATGCTAATCTTAATGCTGAGTTACCACTGTCATTTGTTTCATTAAATCCCCAAAAGAAATTGATTGGTTCACCCATCTCTGCAAGTTCGTCTATTTTATTACAATGCTGTGTGTAAAACTTACTTTGTCTATGTATGTCATTCTCAATAATTTCAGCAACCATATTAAGATCCATACTTATTAAATAATCAGGTATGAAATCTCTATACAACGCATTACAGCCATATGTTTTCATAGTTGCATTTATACAATGTAAATCAAAGTTTAAACGACTGGGGCCGTTACCAATAACACATGCATTATTCATTTTTTCATTTTAGTGCAAATGTCACGTCCGTTAACTGTGCCACCATAACGGTATCCATCCCAACATTGTTTACCGTCTGCACCTTTCTTCTTGGTGCCGGGCTTTTCACGTGTAGGCTTTTCATTGAGTCCATCACGGTACATAGTTTTACCGTTCATCGTCATTCTTTGTGTAGCCATTATTTTTTATCCTTCATGTCTTTCATTGGTTCTTTATAACCACTAGCACGAATGGCAGCTGCCTGCTTCTCTGCGTCTTTACGGTCTTTGTAGAGTTTACCACTGTCACCATAACGATACATCTTCTCACCTTTAACTGTTATCATCTGTATTGGCATCTGTTTTCTCCTTCTTTAGTTTATTTAGTACTTTACAGTTATTTTCATGCTTTAAGAGGCTAGAAACGAACTTAAAACCACTATCGCAATGAGCGCAACGATATCCTGAGAACTTCCATTCTTGTGGCAGTTTCATGTACTGATGATTGATAGTGATTTTTACATCATCACCAAACACATCATATTGTTTGTGAATTTGTCGTGGTGTTTGTTTCGGCATTCAGTTCCTTTTGTTTACGTCTATGCCAACTGTTACGCATACTTTGTTTATGTTCTTCACTTTTTGGTACACCAAGCTTGGCATCACGCATCTTTTGTTTTTGACTTTCTGGCTTTGGTACGCCTTTACATGCACGTTGTATGCCATTCTGTAAATTAACCAATGCTTCTGGACTGAACTCACCGGTACCTCTAACCCAATTGGTATAGCCTTCGTCAGGTAATGTAGATGGAATTACACCAAGCTCAAAACGTCTAATGTGTTTTACACCATTCATATCATAACGGTGCCAACGTGTGAATGTAATTTGTTTGTTCATGTAGATATTTAATGGGCTATAACCTATTTAGATTTTTTTTGTTTGTTATGCAAAATATGCATAGATATAGCCATAAAAAATGGCTGACCCTATGCCAGCCATTTACTCAACAAACATCAAAACATATGCTACTCTCACTGTAGCGTTTGTTGGGCATGAGAGGTTATTTACGTAATTTAGGTTTTCGTCTTTGTAATTCTACTGCGTACATTTCAGCAAGACCTCTATCTTGCACATTCATAATTAGCCACTCAATGTAATTTGTAGGGATATCTTTAATGTAGTATCCTTTGTATTTCCCATAGTGCATTATTGTATTTTTGTACTCATTGTATACATTTCTCATTGTATCTCTTTCAAATTATGTTAGCTCTACCGACTCTGGCAGCGTAGAAGCTTTTTAGTTCCATTTCAAAATCCAGATGTTTCCAAACGTTTGGATCGCTATTGATATCATTAAGCATAATCTCATAATAACTATCTATTGTATCAGTATCAATAGCATTAGCTAATGTTTTGGGAGTATACCAAGCCCAATCTAAATGACTTTTCAAGCGAAACTTAACTGAGTTTTTTGCAATGTAAATATCTTTGTTGATCCTAAGAATGCCATTGTATTCAGCAAACTCTAGCTTATTTGTACAATGTTTTTTAATATCGTTAAACTTTGACCGTAATATATTATTTTTAACATATGAATAAATTGGTTTTAACCATGGACTGTTATGAGGATTAGCCACTGAATGCTTCCTCCATACTCATTGTATTACCTTCACACGTCCATACACCTTCTAATGCGTAGTAGTGTTTTTGTCCTGGTGATAAGTCATCAGTAAGTTCAAAATAATAATCTGTGCCTACTAAGTTAAATCTCGCAAAAAATCTATTATCTTCTTCCCAGATAGCAATAAGTGTTTGTGGTAATCTTTCTCTGTGATGTTTCTGTATCTTTTGACCTTTTGTGACTTTATACATTACACGACCCATAAACAGATTATTGTTGCGATGATTTACATAGAGGTCTTCTGCTACTGATTGAAGTATATCGTCACCATCTTTTTTGATACCTCTGAATGTTTCATCAAGTGCTGTAGTGATTTGGCTACGCATAAAAATCATATATCTTTTGTCGTCTTCGGTCTTGATTGACAGATAAGCACTTGCTCTATGATATCTATTGCCCTGTTTGAAGTTACCAATTCGTAGTCTGATAT